CCTTGATTGGACGCCAGTCTCCCGATGGTGCTGAGGCACGGGCAGCGCGGATTTGCTCGGGGGTTGTGCCAGGTCGCAAAGCGCCTGAAACCCAAATTCCGTAAGCATCCTCTCCTGCGTGCACATCTGCGAAAGCTGATGCAGTGTCGTCATAGTGACGAACTGCTTCTTCTGCAGAAGCTTCTAGACCAGCGTGACCGCCAGCCAAAGTTAGTTGACCAACTGGGACATCCTTGCCTTCGGCAGTACGGATTACACCAGTGTGGAAATATGAATACTTAGAACGGCTGCGTGGAGGACGAGTTCCAAATGCCATGCCAATATGGTCTACATGCCAAGCGGCAATGTGACCGAATACGCGACCCTCATCTGTGATGGTGAGTGGGGTTGCCTTATCAAGTTTTGGATTGTCAAACCAGTCTGTTGGTGGTTCTAGAGGAATAGCACCTGCGACCATGCCGCAAGCAACCAGCGCCGATGCGTCTAGTGGGTTCACCCCTTCTACATATACGCCATCTGGAACTGCCATGTTTTCCTCCTCTGAACCGTTGCCATCATCAACGATTTGGATATAGCACTCTTGGAATGCTGGTTTTGGCACGATTGTTACCGCCATTACGCGAGCATTCGTGATGTTTATTTTACCTGAGCCAATCTTTCGTGAATCTTCTGAATCGTCTCCAGTTGACTCCTCGGCTGGCTGTTCGTCTGCCTCAAACTTGTCCATATCAGCCGAAACTCCACGGATAAACCCGTGTCGGACAAGCCTCTCGGCTTCCATGCCGAATGGACCCTTGTCGAATACTCCGTAAGCATTTCCAATGCCCCCGTCGATTCGCTCCATGTGGGTAATTTGACCTACGACCACCGAACCATCGTGACCCTGACCAGTTTTGATTTGCCAGAGAAGAGGGAGTGGTAGGTCTCGATAGGAGATTGCGCCGCCTTCAAAAATGCGACCGTCTCCTGTTTCAACTCCTTCTGGGATAACCAGAGGAATAATAAATTTTGCTCCATGTTCTGTAGGAACTACGCCTTCACGACCGACCATTCGAGAACGAGCAGCTTCAGCACGAGCTCGAAGGGTGAACTCCCCAATAATCTGCTCTTCTGCTTTGACGGTATCCATTGGAACTGAAGGGTCACCAGAAGAAACAACACTCTTCTTTTTGCCTACGTTGTATTTGCTTCCAGGCCATACGCCAGTCATTTCTTTATGACGAAGAGCGCAGTAGCCCTTGGCACGAGGACCCATGTACTTAGCAAGTTGCTTGTAGCAACGAGACCAGTCACCTGGAGTATTCCAGCGAATCTTTAATCCGCCTTTTCCAATTGTCCAATAGCGACGAAGCTTCTCTGCGTTTCCACGGTTGCGGTCAAGACCACCTGCAGCAACTAAAGAAAAAATTACAGAGTTATTTGAAAGAGCTACAGCAGCTGGAATTGCAATGCTCGCAGTTACTACTCCACCATCAATCTGTTTTGTTACTTCAGCAAGCATTTCATTGTCAAGAACAATGACAGGAGGAGGAGTTGGGCTCTTAAGGTCGTTAAGAATTCTGTCGTCGCGCTCCCATTTGCCTGGCTTACGCTTATAAGTGATTGGTTGAGTAGAGGTCTTTCCTGCTGGGACAAGAGAAACAAGTTCCATAACTGCTTGTGGGTCGTCTTCAGCAACAATTGCCATGTACATAGGAGCAACATCAGATTTCTCTGGAGTATTTGGCTCTTCTGCAGCAGCAGTAATTGTTGAAAGAGTTGGGCTGAACCTGTCATCCCATTCATCTCGGTTTTTCTTGCTTACAACTTCGTCACGAGATTTCTTTTCTTCAATTTTTACGCCAGCTGGTTTTGGTGTATACCAACCACGATTGTGGTAGCCCTCAACTCCAGACTTGTTCTTGTACTTGGTATCTAACCAATCACGAAGTAGTGGCTCGTTGTACACGTTTGGAGCAGTTGCAGGGTTCCAACTAGGTTTTGGAGTTCCATCTGGATTAAAAGCACCTTGGTAATACTGACCAAGAGCAGTATTTACGTCAGGAACAGCTTTTGGAATGAAAGGCGGGATTGGATCACCTGCATACTCGGGTGCAAGACGTTGACCAGCAACCCAAGCAGACCAGTCATTAACAAGAAGATTTGTGTCTGGTGCTGTAAGAGGTGGTAGACGGCCTGGAAGTTGAGCAAGAGGCTCGTCAATAGCAACACGAGGTTCACCAAGAATTCCAGTGAAATCTAGATTGCTTTGAGGGAAGTTGCTTTGGGAAACTGGCTCAAATGTGCTGATTTCCTGTGTTGTGTTAGCAGGAACGCTAACAACTTGGTCGTTCATCAATTGAACGCTTACCTGCTGAGTATCAGGATTTACTGCAGTAATCTTTCCTGTGTAGGCAGGGTTCCCTCCGATGACAACAGTTGAGCCAGCTTTTGCAAACTTGCCCATCTTGTCTCGAACCTGACGCTGAGCTTTCTTAGAACGCTCTTCAGGTGTGTAATTTCCATCAGTATTTGTTGGAGAATCTGTTGTCGGTGCTCCTACAGCAAGAAGACCATCTTCGTCCCAATAATCTACTTCTGGAGTTTCGTCTTCACTAAGAGTGTCAATAAACTTCCAGTCAATTTCTGGAATTGCTTGCTCGAAGGCATCTGTCTCATCAAAGTCAATCATCTGAACATGAATGTTCTTAAATGGATTGTTGTCGAGCATCGCTGAGATTTTGACTGCAGATTCACGGTCTACAGGTGTATGAATCTTCTCAACCTTGTCATAAGGGTCATCTAAAGTTTTATCGTATGTAAGGAAGTCGTGTTCGATGTTTCCTAGGTCGTCCCAGCAACCATCGTCCCAAACGCGACAAGTTCCATCTTCATCTACTTTGTAGAGTCGGTCGATTCCAGAGCCGTCAAGACGGATTCGAATGTAAAAATCTGGTTCATACTCAGATGGCATGAATGAGTGGTAGTCAACTCGTGACTCCATTGGGTCGTAGTCATACAGACCATGTGACGCAACGATTGAAGCGTTCTTTTTCTTATTGTTCTCTCGCTGAACAATTGCGGATGCCCAACGCTGTGCAGCATCTCCACCCCAAAGAGCCCAAGCAATGCGACCGTTTGATGGGTAGTTGTCTTGACCAGGCTTGTAACCCTTACCCTTCTTATCTACTTCGTGGCGTGGGAAGTATTTTGCAATGTGACGAACCTTGCGGATGCCAATTTGACCACCCCGAGCAAGCGTGCGAGCGGTATTAAGCCCGACAGGTGTTCCACCTCGGTTCTCTTCTTTGCGCCATTCAAGACCGCGCTTTGCTTCTGCAATTACTGCGTCAGGAATTGTATAGAGACGGTCGTTAGCACTAAATACATGAATATCTAAATCCGTTAGAGCAGCGTTGGCTAGCTCCATTGATGAATCTGCTGGTTTTTGTGAGTATTTAACCCACTCGGAAGCAGCTAGGAGAGCTTTACGATTTCCTAAAGAGACAACGGTATTGGTGGTCTCGTCAACAATGGCAGCAGACTCTTCGATAGCGAAGAGTGCAAGATTGCCGTTTTTGCCTAGATAGTCCACGACTACTCCGCTTCCTCTGGTAGTTCGTATTGCTTAAAGTCTTCTTCGGAAAGCTTTTCTCCAGAATCCCATTTTGCAACAAGATCGGAAGCCTTATTCATGTCAATATCGATGACTTTCATTTCATCGAACTGGTCAGGGGTATCCTCAACATCTGGGACCCACTTACCGCCTTCTCTGCGGAAACCTCCAAGACCAGCTACCTCATAAACGAGATGCTGGACTGCGCTGTCTTTGTTGCTAATGAGCACTTCAAGAGTCTCGACTGGTCCTTCATTAGAAATTGCCATTACGAGCCTCCTCAATGTCCTCTTCGCTAGCCCACTCAGAGTCTGACTCTGATAATGGACGAACTAGATAGTTTCCGTCATATGCCGAGAATTCAATTGTACCTTTTTCCTCATTCATAGAGATTTGCTCCATGTCGATAGGAAAGTCGGTTGCTCCAAGAATTGAGAGATGGTTGTTCTCTTCTTCCTCAGGTGAGTATTCCATGTAGGTGACTTTTCCGACGAGACGCTTGTACTGCATGTCGCCAGAAAGTTTCTCAAGAACTGCTGGTCCCTCCATGAGGACCTTTTCTGTCAAATCAGCCATTACTTACCCTCCACAATCTTTGCGTATTCAGGCATTCCAGCATCAAGAAGCTTCTTCACAAGAGCTGCTCGAACGGCATCTGGCATGCTTACGCTTGCGAGGTCTGCCCAAGACAGATTCTTCTTCCACATGATTTCGCCACCACCGCTCTTGAGCTTGCTGATGACATCTTCCTCATCTGACTGAAGTTGTCCATACTTGTCGCTGTTGTTCTTGTAGAAGTCCATTCTGCGGAGAAGCTTGCGTCCATCAAATGTGAAGACAAGGCTTGAACCACCGTTCTTCTTTGAACTTGATGGGTGGGTAAACATGTAGTTTCCACCATTTGCCTTTACGTCTGCCTTTGAAGACATACCGCTGGTGTTAATTCCGTCCATCCATCGGTTTGTTGTGGAGTACAGAGAGCCAGATTGGAAAATGTCAAACAAGAAATCTGCGTATGCAGTTGTTCCACTTGGAGTTGAAGACTGCCAGTTATGATAGAAGTAATTAACCCCTGTTTCGCTAGCAATTTTGTCAGCAACGCTCTGTGGAACTAGGTATGAAATTCGACCGCGAGCATCTTTGTCAGCAAAGACTTCGACATCATCTGCAGTAAATCCGTACTCGTCCTTGATTTGGTCGAGAATCTTCTGACGAAGCTCACCAGAGTAGTTCTTTGTTCCATCTGTGCTACGCCCGTAGAGCCAAATCATCTTGTTCTCAACTAGACCCTTGATATCAGCCTGAGTTGCTGGACGAACGTTTTCTACACCGCCCATGCCTTTGATTGCATCTTCAATATCTTTTTCTGTGGCATTTGCTGGGAGGATAATTTCAACTTTGTTGTGGAATGCAACTGAGTGATTGCTTGAACTTGCATGCTTGAAGAAGTCTGCTTTTTCTGCACCCTTCTTTGCACGATGGAGTTTGAATGTCCCCTTACCAGCTTTTCCGCTGTAAGTAACACCGTTTCCGTTTTGGTCAACTGAGCTGCTGTCCCAAACTTTTACATACTTCAATGAACCGTCTGGTTGCTTTTCCCACTTGTCAATCTGCAATCCACTGGACTTGGTTATGTTTGGATCGTCAATCATTTCAGCAACTCTTGGGTTAGCTGCCCAGTCGGTGAGTGTGAATGTGACGCGGATTGATTCTTTTCCGCCCTTTGCAGTTACTTTCTGGACACGAAGTTCTAGGTCTTCGATTGCATCAGAGTCACCAAGAACTGTTGCGCCCTTGGCTGCTGATACTGGGTCATCGCCCTTTGCAATCTTGAGAGCAGAAGAAAGGCTTGGTGCGTTCTCTACTGGAGACTTGGACCAATCTGCTGGAGCATTTTTGTCTGCTGTTGCTAGAGCAAAGCCTGGACCGTTAACTTCAAACTTAGACTTAAGAGCCTTTGCCTCAGCGTCTTGCTGTGCTTTGAGTTGCTGTGCTTGAAGTTCCTTCTGATACTTCTCACCCTTTGCCTTTGCAGCTGCACGAGCTAGGTCACGATAACTTGGGTCAACACTGATACCAAGTTCTGCTGCTTGCTCGTTGGTGAGGAACTTCTCACGGCTCCAAACCTTGTTTGCATCAAGAGTTGCTGACTTGCCAGCAAGAGGTCCGTCGAAGTATCCAACCTCAACTTCACCCTTCTTTGCATCTACAGTCTTGATTACACCGTAGCTTGTTAAGTCTTGGTCTCCAGCATTTGGTGATGCGTTCGCAACGATAATGCCTGGAACCATGTTCTTTGATTCAGGGTCCTTAAGGAACTTGCCCTTGAGGAATTCTTTGTAGTCTGCATAACTTGTTGCACCAAAGTAGCCAATGTGTGAATCAGAATTCTTTGCAGAAGCGAGTGTCTCAACTTCTGAAAGTTTCTTTGCATTTCCAAGAGATGGCGCAATGTAGTCATTAGGAGATGGAGTAATACCTCCGTCATCAACAGGTGTTGGTGTTGGTGTTGGTGTTGGTGTTGGTGTAGGTGTACTTGGAGTGCTTGGTGTAGCTGGTGTAGAAGGTGTAGGAGTTAAGAATGACTTCTTAGGGTCGCCCCACTTCCAATCGCTTCCTGCTGGCTTAACGCTCTTGGAAACAATTTGGTTCTTCTCGCCATCTTCGTACTTGACCTTGAGGTAGTCGGTGTAGCCATAACCCTTAGATGAAATCTTGCGCTTGGTGGCAAGAATTGTTGCCTTCTGACCAAACTTGGAATGTGTTGGGTTGACAATCTCAATGACATCGCCTTTTTGAAGAATTGTTCCGTCAGCAGCAACAAAAGCTTCTTTCTCAGTTGGGACTTGGAATGCAGAGGTAGGCATAAGTGTCTTGCCTGTCTCTGGCTTTGCCTTACCCTTGAGATAGTTTGGCTTATTGTTTGCGTTCCAAATCTGAGAAGCAATTGTGTTCTTTAGAGCTTCTGCAGAGTGGTTCTTCTTTGTAAGTGCGTAAGCCTTTGTAGTTCCGTCTGGGTTTGTGAGACGGTGGTAGACAGAGAAGCTATTGTCCTCGTTACGACGAACGACGACATCGTATTGAACATCCCCGTGCTTAACTGAGTGAACAACGATGTGTCCGCTATCGAGGACTGAACCTTCGTAAGCGTTCTTGATGTTGTTCCAGATGATTTCTGGATTTGTCTCATCTGGGTTAGCAAGAATCTTTTCAATTGCACTTGGTGTGAGAGGTGCTGGTGTAGCAAGCTCTCCACCATCGCTATCAGGAACAAGTTCTTGAGCGATATCTTCTGCAATCTTGTCTGCTGGTGTCTCAAGTTCCTTAGTCTCTGGAGCATCAAGGTCAGCAACTACTGAATCAATAAGGTCAGCGTCTCCGCCTTGTTGCTTGAGGTTCTCAAGAAGACCCTTAAGCGCTTCCTTGGTTGGAGCTTTTCCAAATACTTGCTCTGCAAGATTTGAAAGTCCTTCAAGAAGTTTTGCTTTCTCCGCCTGTGGAACTTCAGTTGGCTTATCTGCTTCTTCTGGAGCAGCATCTGGTTCTGGTGTTGATGGAACAATGTTTTCGCTTACAGAAGGAGTAGTTCCTCCATCTGGTAGAGCATCAGATTTTTCTGATACCGATGGTGTGTAATCTTCTGGAAGCTCTTCCATTTGTGAGATGGTGAAGTTTTTGATTACACCATCAGAATCAATTGCTCGAAGATTGATTTTTCCATTCTTTGGATTTTCCCAAATAGAAGGTCCACCATCTTTTGCCTTAACTGGTGTTACAACCTTGATTGATTCTTTGCCCTTAGAGTCTGTGTACTTGAATCCAAGTTTCTTACCAGCAGCAATTGTGTCTGCAATCTGCTTCTCATAATCACCAGCAGGGAAGAACGAAACGATTGAGTCCTCTGAAGAAACTTCTTGAACTTCTTCTGGCTTCTCTTCTGGCTTATCTTCCTCTGTAAGACCAAATCGCTTGATGAGGTCCTCACGACGATTCTTTAGCTTCTCCTTGAGGAATGCTGCTGTCTCAGGGTCTTCTGGGAATGCAGCATCAACAAGTTGGTCAATTTTCTCTGGGCTGATTGCTTGAACCTTCTTAGCGGATTCAGCAATCTCCTCGTCTGTCATGCTTCCAAAAATGTCAGCAGCTTGAGGATTAATGTCTGGGTTACGGTAAGTGTCAATTGACTTCACATCATCTGTGAGGTCCTTCTTCTTGTCTTTACCTTGTGCACGGAAAAGTAGAGCTCCACCTGGGTCTACGCGATAAACATCCTTACCAACGGTGAGCATGTTGTCGTAATCAAGACCAACAACGTCATAGTTGTTGAGCCATGCGTCTACTGCAAAGTCTGCTTGAGCATTCTTGAGAACTTCTGAATCTTTCTTTGCTGTTGAGAAATTCTTTTCTGAGTTTGGAACAAGTGGGGAGACCAGAACGGTGTTGCCCTTCTTGTCTTTACCAAAGAAGACGCGACCGCTCTTGACTCCAGCTTCCTCATACAAAGCAGAGGCAAGAACTTCGTTTGCTGCGTGCTTGTCTGACTTTGGCTTCTTGACGTAGTACTGGTCTCCAGTCTTTGGGTCGGTGTAGAAAGCACCTTCGTTGGAGCCTGCTTGTCCACCAGTCTTAACCCAATCCGATGTGTCGAATGGGTTGGAGATTTCCCCAACTGTGGATGAAGCTGTGGATGGAATTGGTTTTTCTGGTGCCTTCTGCTCATCTTCTGTGAGAGAGAAGATTGCAGCAGCGGAATCAGCAAATGCTGGGTGGAGTTGGTCGTTCTTACCCATCTCCATGATTTGGTCAGCAGTGAACCAACCAACTTCTGAATTTTCTCCGTCTTTTGGAGATAGTTCGCCTAGTTTGCCTGGTCCTACTTCAAATACATCTGTTTCGTATGCCCAGTCTGGTGATACAAAGTTGTTGTGAGTGAACTTAGGTTCGAGACCTGATAGATCTCCTCCAACTTCCTCCATGAATTCTTCTTTGGCAGTTGCACCCGGGCTCTTTGCCATTGTCTGGTCTTTGTGTGCTCCACCAGGGAATCCCCACTTGCCACCACCACTTGAAAGACCGCTGGAACGCTTAGCAAGGAAGTACTCGTAGTTTCCATCGCTATTCTTGCGACGAACAAGTGCTCCTGCTGCGCCAAACTTGCCCCAATAACGCTTGCCATCAGATGCGAAGTAGTAACCCTCGCCTGTTTCCTGATTGTTGCCACCACCAAGTGGTGCAAAGAATGGAAGATTTGGAGGTGTAAGGGTTCCATTACGCAGACCTTGAACATCTGCACCAGAAATGTTTTCTGCGTAGTAAACGCCGTCATCGCCCTTAGCGATTGTGTAGCCCTTCCACTTGCCTTCAGTTGACTCCTTCTCTGGAGCTTCTTCAACCTCAAGTGCTGGCTGCTCTACTTGTGGCTCAGGTGTTTCTTCTAGAGCAACACCGTTACGACGCCATACTTCGTATCCTTGGTATTTGACCCAAGACTTGCTTCCTTCTTTTTCTGGGTCTCCGTAGATTTCTCCGTTAGCGAGAAGACGACGCTTGACAAAGATGCGCTTGTCGTTTGTTGGGTCTGGAATAAGTTCAATGACTTCATGCCATCCGCCATTTTGTGACTTAATGAAGTCGCCTGGCATCCAATCTTCAACAGCAAGTTTGCCGACATTTGTTGCGTTCTCTGGGTCTGCAACCCAGTTGTTGCTGACAAAGCCTCCAAGTACAGATTCGACTTGGAAGTCTCCATCTGAAGTCTCTTCTGGTTTTGCTGTTGTTGCTGGGCTGAGTTCTTCTGAAGATGGAAGGTCTTTTGGAAGAGCGCTCGCAAGTTCGTCTGTGGTTGGAACTTCTTTTCCAGCCATACCATCTGCAAAAGCCTTTGCCACGACAAGTTCTGTGTCTGCCTTCTTCTTCTTAGAAGTTGCAGTCTTGTAAATTTCGTTTTCTTTGTCGTAGTCTGCTTTGGACTTATCAACATCGAGCTGTCCAATGCCACTCTTTGTTTCAGCCATCTCATCAAGAAGACTGTTAAGAATGTTTGGCAGAAACTCTGCGTCTACAGATGCATCATGCCAGTCTGTATCTGGGCTTGAGAGACCATAACGAGCAGCCACATTCTCAAGCTTGTGGTCTCCGTCTCCACCATTTATTACCTTACGGGCAAGTGAGAGAGTGTCGATTCGACCAGCTGGGTTGTATGGAATACCAAACTTATCGGTGAAGTTTTTAAGAATTCCCTCATCAAATGGAAGATTGTGCGCTGAGACAATTGGATTCTCACCTAAGAAGTCGCCAATTTCCTTAAATGCATCTTCAAGAGACATTTGCTTTGAAAGGAAAGCGTCTGAGATTGGATTTCCGTCAGAGTCCTTGAGAATCTCACTTGGGTCTTTTGATGTGTAGAAATTGTCAAGAGGTATCTCAGGGTTCATAAAGAGAACCTTCTGGTCTACCGTCTCACCATTCTTGACTTTGTACATCGCAACTTGGATTGGAGTTGTGTTGGTAAAGCCACCAGTTGATTCAAAGTCAAGGTGAATAACTTCTTCTTGATTAAGAAGCTCTTTGAACTTAGCTGGGTCTCCACCAGAAGCTTCAAAGATTGCCTTTAGCTTCTCGCCTTGGAAAGCTGGAGGTGTAGGACGCTTTGGTTTTGGTGTTGCTTTTTGTGCAACTGCGTCTAGGTCGATAGGTGACTGCCATGTTGCAGCAGACTCTTTCTTTGCTGCAGTGAAATCTGCATACTTCTGCTTGTAATCAAGGTCATCCTTCTTAGGACGCTCAAGAGCTGGCTTTGTTCCAGGCTCTGGTGCAGTTGCACCCTTGATTACTTGAATCTTTGTTGTGCCCTTCCAGCTCTTTGTCTGGACTTCGTGACCTGGGTAGAAACCTGTGACAACAGCGTTTCCATTTTCGTCTGTGGATACATCTTGAACGACAAAGAACTCGTAGAAGTCTGCTTTGCCTTCCTTCTTGAATGTAATGTCACCAGGCTTTACATCGACAGCTGCAACTTCTGAAACACCAATTGGGTTCTCAGGTGTGTAAACAGGTGCAGTGTCTTCTGTGTTCCACTCCTCAAGACCTTCAGGAGCAGTCCACAGAGCCTTCTGTGCATCTAGCTTCTTTGTGTACTCAGCAAAATCTTCTTCATACTTGGCTTGAGCAGCTGGGTCTTTAAGTTGCCACTTGCCATCAACTTTTGTAAGAGAGCCGTATGAACCAAGCTCTGGTTGGTTGAGCTCTGGTAGGTCTCCCTGCTGAGGAGTATCTACATTTCTGTAAACCTCAATCTCAACATCGTCTGCCCAAAGTTTGCTTGACTGCTCTACGCCGCCTGGATAGTAACCAGAAATCTTGGAGGCAGGAACCATTTGTCCGCCACGCTTTTTCTCATATCCAGATTCAACATTTGTAATTGTGAAGAAGTCCTTTGAAGTGACATCTCCAGGCTTGAGTTCAGTAACCTTTGCCTTTAGTCTCGCTGGTCCGTCTGGGTTTCCGACTTTGACTGCGGTTCCTTCGGCGGGTGGTACTTGGCCTTGATCCGCTTCTGCGGAAGGCGTCGTTTCTTCGGTTGCAGGGGTTCCCTCAGTGGTTTCAGCTTCGACTCCTTTCAGAGCGTCGTTGATTTCCTCTGCAGATGGCTTTTCTGCTCCTTCTGCATAAATATCTTTGAGAAGTGAGTTTGTGTCTTCACCTTGTAGTTGAAGAGCATCACGAATTGCTTCACCTGGAACATAACCGATGTATGTTTCACCTTCTGGTGTTTCCTGACCGAGCATCGCATAGCCAGGCATCTCATTTGTTGGCTCAACTGCGGCACGAAGTTGCTTGGTGAGTTGTTCCTTAGTAAATGAATTGGCAAGGTCTACTGGGTCAAATGTGAATCCCTCTGGAGCATCGGCAGGAAGAACTGCTTCATCTTTGTTGAATGGGTCTTCGTTGAGCTCTGTGTATCCAGTTGGAACTTCAAAAATTTCATTCTTTGGAAGATGCTTTTTGTAGTCTCCAGTTTTTGCGTACTCATCTTTTTCTTCATCGGTGAGTCCGTCAAGAAGTGGTGGGAGAGCTGCTGGGTCTACATCAGACTTTGGAAGTGAAACTTCCTTACCAAGCTCTTCTTTTACTTCGTCTGATACTTCAGGTGTTTCCTTAGTTGTATCTACTTCTGGAGTTGCTTTTCCTGCATTGTAAATCTCAGCAAGAGCAGCATCTGCATCTTCACCCTGCTCTTTGAGAGCGTTGTAGAGAGCTTCAGCTGGAAGAATTTCGTCTCCAGCTTCGAATGGAAGAACTCCATAGCCAGTTGCTGGTTCTTCTGGACTTCCTGTTACAGACTGCTTGAGAGCAGCTTTAATTTCATCTGCTTCAAACTTCTGAGCAAGTTCTGCTGGGTCGTCTGTAAAGTCTGGAGATACTTGACCATCTACAGCACCTTCTGGTGTGTAATCAGCATTCTTTGGCAGCTTGTAGTACCCATCTGGGTAATCAAAATCTGTCGGTGCTATTTCAGCTTTAGGTGCCTTCTTACCGCTAGCGTCTCGTGTTACTTCACCAGTCGCTGGGTCAACAACAGTTCCATCTGGAAGAACCAAGTGGTCCTTTGATGGGTCTAGTGGATATAGACCGCCATTCTTTTCATAATTCTTAACTGCTTTGTTATAAGCACGAATATCTTTTTTCTTCAGATTAGGAACAGCAGGAATTAAATCGCCCTTAAGTTCTTCTGGAGAAACTTTTTCTGGAACTGTTTCATCTGGAAGAGTTGCTTTTGGCTTCTTACCCTTTGGAGCAGCAGCCTTGCTTGGCTCTGGAAGCTCATTCTTCTCATAACGAGGCTCGTCTTGTGAGATGAAATCCTGTACATCGGCCCAAGACTGAACCGCTGCGAATGTTTTATTCTTTCCGTCACGACGGGAAACAAAATAGACAGGCTTCTCTGGATCTAACCAACCGTCTTTTCCTTGACCTGCGGTAACAACATTCTGTCCTTCAGACTCTTTCTGTTGTTCTGCCTCAAACTTGTCTTTTGCTGGAGCGTTTGGCTTATCAAATTTTATAACGTCATATGCGTCGTCGGTGTATTTAGTTCCAAGGTCTGTCTTAGTTCCATAGATTTCAACATCGTTTTGATCTGGAGACCAAGTTCCGTCAACTGTGAATCCATCTGGAGCATCTACAACTTCAAGGTCTGCTTCATTAATGATTGGGTCGCCAGTTACATACTTTGCTGCTGACTTGCTGTATCCATCCTTTGTTTGCATTGAAGGAAGGATTGCTTTGATTGCTTCTGCGGATTTTGCAGGGACGCGAACAAGCTTTCCGTCTGGAAGTTCTACATCGAAAGTATCTCCGCTAATACCTTGAGAGACTGCTCGACCAGTAAGCGACTGAACTACTCCACTAGCTCGACGAATAAGAGCGCGGAGACCACCGCCCATTTCTGCGAAGCGACCCTTACGGTCACGACGCTGGAGCATTGCACGAGCGCGACGGGCAGCAGAAGAGTTTCCATCACCTAAAGCTGCAAGAAGTGCGTACTGAGGAATCATTCCCTGCGGAAGAGTGGAAAGACGAGCAATTGCATACTCGTATTCAACTGAAGCAGGGTGGCTTGTTAAAGCAGAAGCAAGAATTGTGCGAGCAGACTCATCTGTGATTGATGGGTCATCTGTAATCCAACGAGCGCGAGCTTTCATTAGCTCTGCACCAGAAAGTTCATGGTCTCTGGTTGAGCGAGGGTGTGCTACTGGAAGAAGGTCAGTGTATTCAGGCTTTGCACCAAGAACCTTGTTGTGTTGAGCAAGAGAGATATAACGAGACACTGCTGCAATAACTTGGTGTTTGCGAAGAGAGAATGTCTCATTCTCATAGTTATCGAGAGCGTCTTGAGCAACTTCAAGAACTGCAGCTTTTGTAACTAAGCGTGTTCCAGAGAACTGAGAGTTTGCTTCTCCAACAAGAGCAAGTACAGCGTCAAGAATCTGTTGGTTTTGCTCTTCAATAGAAGCAGTGCGCTTTGCCTTCTTTGATGGAACGCAGTTTGGAACTTCTTTTCCGTTTTTCATCTTCATTCCAACCTGAACGTAGCCTTCCCAGCAAGGACCCTGTGCCATGTCAGTTCACCTCTCGTTTAGGAAGAAGGTCGGAGTCGAGACCGTCATAAGTCATAACTGCTAATGCAGATGCTCTCTTAAACGGATTCTCGTTATTGCGAATTGCTCGAAGCCAACTAGCACGAATGGCTGGTTCAGCTTCATAACCCAATCCAGAGAATTCTGTTAGAGCAAGAATAGCTTCTTCTGGAGACTCGTATTCGTCTTGCTTCTTCAGCTCAACAGAAAGTTCTCCTTCTGCATATGCAGTAGCAAGCAAAAGCTCTAGGTCTTGGTCGTCTCGAACTGGGACTTGAGAAACATCTACGACGCCTTCTGGAATCACAGCAAAACGACACTTACCTTCTGGTTCTACTGGAAGCGAGATAATTGCACACTCTTCTCCGCCTTTGTAAAAGACGCAGTTTGAGCATTTGACTCCGATAGAAGCGACATCATTCTCTGCTGCTGGTTTGTATCCAGCCCAAACCCCGTCACCATCTTGGTCAAACTTTCCGTACTTGTTGGTAATAAAAAGTAGGGCTTCTGCAAGTGCTTGCTCTTCTGGAATGAGACCTGACGCAGTGATTGCAGCATTCTTTTTGGTGCTGCGAGGATGTGAAGCAGGTAGGAGGTCATTGTCTGTTGTGTAAGCGGCACGAGCTGGCTTTCCTGATTTGAGAAGACGTAGAAACGCATTGACTCGACCCATTGCCCATTGATTGCGGGTCATACCTGGACGATGTGAGACAGAGAATGCACCAGCGCCACGGCGATAAACAGCCTTAAGCATTCCTAGAGTTGCCTTGCGTCCCTTAGGAGCTTTTGCGTTGTGCTCAGCTACCTTTGCTGCGAGCGAAGCCTCTGTTTTTGCATCGAATTTAATTTTGCCTTTGCCATCAGCTGAACCTTTTGGATTAGCTTCTGAGCCTTTGACTTGATCCTTTTTTGGAGCTGGAGTTTGAGCAATTGTCCTCTTCTTTTTTGCTGCAGCTGTTACAGGACCACCAGCAACCCAAGCGCGGCAAGTGCGAGCACTAGCGCACTTAAAATCAAACGCTTCGCAGTATCCGAGGTCGCCAGCTTCTTGAATTGAATCGTATTCATCGTTCTGCTCTCCTGTGAGTCCACTGGCAATGCAGTCCAGCATCTCTGGAGTCTGAATGAATACAGCGCAATTACCGCAAGTCTGCTTGCGAGCTGTTTCAGCATCTACTTGCCACTCGTCAGCAAGTGCTTGCCAATACTCATCATTTGGCTCTGCAGGATTGAGAGGTCCATACATAGCCGTATCAATCGCCTTCTTGCGATTCTCTAAGTTAAGTGCGATGTCCTGTGTCGCTGGTGGACACTTTGGACCGTTAATGTCGTAGGACTCTGCAAATTCTTCGCTCATTGCTGACCCTCAGGAGCTGGAGGAGCGGAAGTCTCTGGCGTCTCTGGGGTAGGTTCTGCACTTTCAGGTGCAGGTGTTGCACCAGTTGCCTGTTGAAGAATTGTTTCAACATCTGGTGGAAGTGGAGCAACGGACGATGCCTGTTGCGCTTCACGAACAGCATTCATCACATCTGGAGCAACTGCATTAAGCATTGCTTCTGTAAGTTCTGGAGTGATGACACCCTTTTCGGTGAGCATGCGAAGTGCAAGCTCTGTTGGAGTTGGTGCGTCTTGGTCTGAGAATCCGTGGGCACGACGCCATGTGTCAGAAGAAACTGCCATGCGGTCGTAACCTGCATCTGCATCTGCTGCACGGTCGTTGCGAGTTGAAACTGCTGATGGGTCGTACCAAACAACAATGCGGTCAACTTCTGATTGTGAGTAACCGTTAGCAAGAAGATACGGACGGAGATAAACAACTGTGATTGCGTCACAGATGAGAAGCATCATTGGCTCGATGTGCGCCTTGTAAAGTGCTTCGTCAATCTGTAGAGCGTTTGAGTACTTAACGTTTGCAAGACCTGTGACGACATCCTTTGGAACATCAAGTCCTTGAAGGATTCGCTCTAGTACACGGTCTGAACGCTCTGCAAGTGCTGGGTCGAATGAACGCTCAAACTTGAACTGCTTAATCTTGTCGCCAAGTTCTGCAGGTCCGCGAATGATAAGTGGAACAACTGCTGATGCTGACTCTTCATCCCGAATGGGAGTAGTCATCGCATCAATTAATTGCTCTTCGAATTCGTCTTCTGCTTCTTCAGGAGTAAAGCCTGTGCCGATGCCATCTTCAGAATCGTAGGGGTAGTCCGGGTCTCCACCCGCTGCGACCGAAAGGCCGTCTGGAAGATAGAGCGCACCAGCATTGAGACGAGAACGAGCAGTCGCACGGAATGTCCTATTCAGTAGAAGGAGTTCAGCGCAGAGGTCGAGTAGACCACGGAGCGATGAATCAGCTTCATCTGAGAAACGAGGATGCGAGCGCCAAATGCGTCCTACAAAAGCTTTGTTGGAAAGTCGTGTAACTGCGAAAGAGTTTCCGCCACCCTGTGATTGTTCACGACGACCAATGACGTTGTATCCGCCCTTTGAATCAGTAAGAACTTCATCGACAGAACGAATATCCCAAGATTCTGGAGTTCCAGAACCTGGGCGTGCTGGCATCTGCACGAGATAGCACTCGCCAGATACAGAAAGATTCAGTGCAGCATCTTTGAGAAGACCTGCTTGTCCGCCATATGCGGAGTTGAGTCGAGAAAGTGCACGCTCTGCTGCAGAAGCAAGTGCTCCATCAATTACGCGAGACTCGTGTACAGAAATTGGTGCCTGTGATGGGTCATCAACTGATGCTGCATAAATGCGAATACGAGAGACAACAGAAGCAACAAGATTGAAGGCGTACTTGATTTCACCGATTGCGTCGTAATACTCCCAAGCTTCTGCTTGCCAGCTTGAAGAAGATGCAGAACGACGATTTTTGAATTGCTCGAATTCTCCCTTGTCATTCATCTTCACCTGAGCTGCAGCAGCAGTCATGGTGCGTGGATAGTTGTAAGGAAGTGGCTTTGCTTGGCTATCGGAAGAAACAAAAACTGAAGAAATTCCGCTTGGCTTTGGAGTCTGCGGAGTCACGATAATTTGCGTAGAGCGATTTGTGCGAGGACGACGACGAGATGAGGTTTTCTTTGCTGCCACAGTCTCCTGTGGAGCTGGTGTTGGTTCTTCTTTCTTGAAGACACTCACTAGTAGTACCTCTCGTCTATCGTTCTGCGGAGCATGAGATTATTTATCCTCATACGCGGTCAGTAGCCCAGCTATTGCGGAAAGAGCCAGAAGGGTTGCCGCAATATCAGTTGCTGATGTAATCATACTTGATGCCAGAAGTAGTGATGCGACATAAATCGACATACACCACTCACAGGTGAAAAGATACCCCAGCCTTGACCTATCTGGTGGGAGCTTCTTCCACAGCCAGTTGCGGAATGGTTCGCATATAACGTCCCTCGTTATGAGTCTGGTTAGGCGATAAGTAGCTAGACCATAGATGACCAACTCAAGTAGCGTCATCAGAGCCCCCAGTCTCTCTGTACCCCGCAAAAGGATTCCAACTTCTCAAGCGAGAACCACAACCGCAGTTGTCGTCTTTGGAAAGGGCAATGATTTTGCCCGAAGCCATAAGAAAACTGGAATCTTTACCTTTGTGGCTGTATTCCACGGCTTGCTCTCGGAACACAACCTTTGGGCCTTCTGGGGTGTCTTGGGCAACAAGAAGAATCTTGTCTATGAGGGCAACTCGGCATCTGTCGAGCTTTCTCGTTCCTTTGGGGTACTCACCCGTGGTTCTAAAAGTGGAAAAGTCTTCTAGAGAGTTTGGTGGAGCAATCTTTATAATGGCTGGGAAGACATCTATCAATTTCTTCATTGAGCATCAACGTATTCGGTAGGGATATAGAAGTTCTCCCAACCCAAAGCCTGCTTGGCTACGGAAAGAGGGATGAGCAGGGGCTTTGTCCGCTCAGTCTTTTGGATAAGAGCGAAGACTTCTTCCTTGGTTCTGGCAATCTGGGCATTCTTCCAAGACCTGTTCTTGGTCAGGGACTTTAGCGGGAAAGCCATGGGATACCGAGACGACTCCGATGTCATTGTCTCAAGTGCTCGGGACTGCCTGCTGGATTTAGCTTTTGGGTTCATCCACACAACCACAGCAAGCTCTTCTTCGCTATAAACACCTGTCAGGGTTTTATATTGCCTAATCATTTACTTAACCTTCTAGCCATCGCTCGATATGAAACCCCAGCCGCTTTGGCGATTGATGCAGTAGGAACTCCCATACTTCTCAGGGTCTTGGCGACGGCGGTTAGTTCGTCGTTAGCCTGAGCCAGTGGGCTGTCTGGGGCTGTCTTTGCCCGATAACGCTTTGCTTTGGCGGAAAGCTCGGCTAGGCGAGGAGCCATCTCGGGAGGGACGCCCGGAGAAATGGATCTCAAACGGGGGGCTGTTCTTGTAGGTACTGAGGTAGTTAAAGACTTCGGAGGAGGAGTTGGAACCATCCTCTGCTGTTCACAGGTTTCTGCCCTTTTTACCCAGAAATGGATTGTGGTCTTAGGGCGAGGTGGGACAAGGGAGTCCCCGATGTTCTGAAGAGACCAGCCAGATTCCCAAAGGGCTTTAATCCTTGACTCTGCTTCTGGGCGCGGCAAACTGGCGATGAAAGTCACTTCATCTTCTGGCAACAGCGTCCTTTGGGTCATTGTCTTATGGTACAGGACTTTTAAGGAGGTGTACGAAGCAACATGGGGTCAAATCTTTGTACGAAAGGGGCGATTATCTGAACCTTTACGATTTTTGACTTTGGCCTGTGAGTCAGCTCCGCGTATATTTCGCCTCTCGCCAAATCGTTCCGGGCCTTTTTTGCTTTCGTCGAGGCTGTCAGTTCGTCGAGCGTTTTGCTTTTGGTTTTGCCTCTTCGATGTTGTCATGTGCTTGCTTCGTGTGGTTTTTGCGCTTGGCTAGGTGTCAATGTGCCTTGCCTCTTGTGTTTTTTGCGTCTGGCTGGGCTAATAACTTGGTCATTATGTGTCAAGGCTTGTCAAGTTGTTGAGATGTTGTTAGGTCTGCCAGGTTGCTAGGTCCTGGCACTTGGTCAAGTTGTTTAGATGTTGCTAGGTCTGGCTGGTCTTGTCTGGTCTTGTCATCTGGCTGGGCTGGTCAAGATGTTGGTCAAGATGTAGGTCATCACTCTGGGTGGCTGGTCATCACTCTGGGTGGCTAGGTTTCTAGGTGGACTAGACAGGCTGGTTAGTTAGGTAGGGGGGGGGGGGGTGGTCATGC